CAATAGCCGCCTTTGTGTTTAATCAAATCCGCAAGGCGTTGCGGCAATTAGTGGATTATTTAGGTAGCGCCATGAGAACTAACGAGCAATATGTGGCCTCCCTAGCGGCTATCAAGGGCAACCTTTTAACTGCATTTCAACCAATCTACGAAATAGTCATGCCCGCCCTTAATACTTTTATGGCAGGGCTGGCGCGGGTTACGGGGTATCTTGCGGCATTCATTAGCTTTATAACCGGCAAATCGCTAAAGGCAAGTCAGGACGCAGCAGAAAGCCTATACGATCAAGTTGACGCAATGGACGCGCTCGGAAATTCCGCGAAGAAAGCGGCTGGACGGTTGGCCTCGTTCGACACGATCAATCAACTTGCGGCGCAGACTTCCGAGGATAGCAAGATCGCTCCTGATTTTGATTATGACCTATCAGAAATGGAGGATTTTTTTAGCCGGTTCGATAAGATTGCAGATGCTTTTTACGGTATGGGCGAAAAGCTTTCAGACACAATAACCAATTTCCTCAATAATATTAATTGGGATAAAATCCAAAGCAATGCCCGCAATATCGCACAAAACATTGTTGATTTTATCAACGGATTCCTTGACGATCCCGCCCTATGGATAGCAGCCGGACATACGATTGCGCAGGGATTAAATACAGCACTTATATTCCTTGATACGCTACTTGCGGGATTGCATTGGGAAACCTTTGGGCGCAATTTCGGCATGATGCTAAATACCATTGTAAGTGAATTTGATTGGCGGCTTTTAGGAAAAACGATGGCCGATGGCATTAATGCTATATTTGGCTTTTTGCTTAGAGCCATTGAAACATTTAATTGGGCGAACCTGGGAAACAAGCTTGCTGATGCGCTACTTTCTTTAACCAATACCGTGAAATGGGATCACATAGCCCTCACGCTTTCAAAAGGCTTGAATGGCGTATTGCTGACACTCTATACATTCCTAACATCATATCCGTGGGGTAATCTAGGCTCTACATTGGCAAACTCTCTGAATCTAATGGTATCAACCATTAGGTGGGCCGATATAGGCGCGACAATCGCAGCGTTTTTCAATTCCGCGATTAGTTTTCTGCTTAACGCTGTAACTGATTTTAGATGGGGTGATTTGGGCGCTGGTTTGGCCGGAGCAATAAATAAATTATTCCATGATATCAAATGGGCCGACTTGGGTAAACTGGTTTCAAATTTCTTTAAGGGCGTTCTTGATTTTCTTAGTAAAGCAGTACAAGAAACGGATTGGCGAGGAATCGGAAAAAGCATAGGTGAATTTTTAGCAAATATTGATTGGGTTGAGATTCTAAGCAAGGCAGGAAGATTTATTGGTAATGCCTTAATCGGAATCTTGAATGGTCTATCACAAGTCATACAAACGGTTGATTGGCAAGCTATAGGAAATGCCGCCGCCGCGTTCATAGCAAGTATTGATTGGTCTGGCCTCACTTCTGCATTGTTTGAGGGCATAGGAAGCGCTGTCGGCGCGGTTGTTCAATTATTATACGGTTTCATTGAAGATATCTGGAATAATCTAATTGATTGGTGGCATGACGTAGCCTTTGAAGATGGGAAATTTACAATTCAAGGCTTGCTTGATGGTATTTGGGAGGCAATTAAAAATATAGGCCAGTGGATTAAAGATAATATTTTTGATCCATTTATTAAAGGGTTCAAGTCTGTGTTTGGGATCGCTTCTCCGTCAACCGTCATGATGGAATTAGGCGGCTATATCATAGAGGGATTAAAGCAGGGATTGGTGGGATTGTGGGATAAGGTAAAGGACATATTCACCAACACTATTGATAATATCAAGAAAACCTTTTCCCTTGATAACCTAAAGTCCATTGGTTCAAACGCCGTAACCGGATTAATGAATGGCCTTGAATCTATCGGCTCCAAAGCGTCGAAATGGGGTTCCGGTATTCTTGATGATGTTAAAAATACATTGGGGATTCATTCTCCATCAACCGCTATGTTAGAGATAGGCAAGTATCTTGTACAGGGTTTGGATAACGGAATATCTAAGTCTATGGGTTCCGTAACAACGGCGTTTCAAAATTTGTGGGATGGCATTAAATCAGGATCGAAAGTTGCGGCAGAATCAATCAATAGTGTGTGGAAGTTTTCGGGCGAACAAATTGCCAACAGTTTTCGCGCAGCAGGAAACACGATATTGGGAACCATGACGAACATTGCAAACGGAATAATTACCGTGTTTGAAAGCGCGATAAACCGCATTATCAAAGAGGTTAATAGATTAGTTGACAATGTAAACAAGATTAATATTGATGGTGCCAAGCTGTCAATTCCAAAATTATCAAGTACATCTATTCCGCGCATGACAATCCCCAAGCTTGCTACCGGCGCGGTTATCCCTCCACGACAAGAGTTTATGGCTATACTTGGAGATCAGCGCAATGGGCGCAACCTTGAGGCCCCGGAAGGGCTGATACGGCAGCTTTTACAGGAGGAAATGCGCGATATTATGGCTGACCTTACACGTTTACTAGAACGAAACAACCAACAGATTACTATAAAATTTGAGGGTGAACTAGCACAACTGGCCCGTTTGCTACATCCCGCCATTGAGCAGGAGCGGGGCCGGATCGGCGGCGGGATGTCCTCACGTCCGGCATATTAAGAGAAAGGATAATTTTAATGATTCCTGATTTTTATGAGTATTTAGTGACCTTAGATAAGGATAGGATTTTAAGTGATTCTGTAGCAGGGGCTAGTAAATTTGTTGATATGAAAACATCACGACAAGTAGATCATAACGAATTATTAAAAATTGCTATGTCGTCGGCGTTTGGTATGTCTATTGCACTATTACAGGCATATCATGAGTGGTTACAAGATCAGATGATATAAGAAAAAGGCGCGGTTCCCCACGCCGCGCCCCTGCCTCTTGACAGGCCCTATTTATTAGAGTTTAAACCGTAAAACCTTATCTGTCAAGGGAGGCGCAATCATGAGAAATGAAGAACTGGCGATATTGGCGCAACAGGGCGATAAAAATGCAATGTTCGACCTATGGGAGGCGACCCGGCGTCTGATCTACAAGTTGCTGCAACCCTACCATACAGTATGCCCCCGGTATGGCATGGTAATTGAGGATTTGCAACAGGAGGGATATTTCGCATTTGTCCGAGCGGTAAAGGCATACAAGCCGGAGAAAGGCATCCTATTCACTTCCTACCTTAATTACAGCGTCCAGAACGTCGCACATGAGGCTTTAGGCGGCAGAGGCAAGAAAACGCCTGACCCATTCCCGGCATCCCTTGACGAGCCTATAAAGGGCATTGAGGATGAAAGCATATCCCTGGGCGATACCATACCGGACGAGAGCGCGGCGGCAGAATTTGAACAAGTGCAAGACGATTGGCAGCGGGAACAATTAGCCGCGACCATGCGGGAATGCCTGGGCGAATTGCCGGAGAATCGCAGGAATATCCTATATGCCCGCTATTATGAGCAGAAATCATTAAGGGAAACAGGACAGGCGCAGGGATGCACCCCGGAGGCCGTAAGGCAGCAGGAGTACCACGCATTAAGGGCTTTACGCCACCCGCGCCATGCTGGGCGGCTGAAACCGTATTATGACGCTATGGACTTCATAAGCACAAAAGCATATAGCGGGAATAGCTTCTCAGCATTTAAGCGGCGTACATGTTCGCAACCCGAATGGATGGTTGAAATTTTAGAGCGGATTCAGGCAAGAGAGGCTAACACAATAAACCAAATGGAGGCATGAATTTACAGTGCTTGAAACCGAACAAAAACTGACATAAAAAAAGACAAAGTTAGGACAAAGTTAGGACGGATTATAACAAGGTTTTGATAAGGTATTCAAACATTCCTAGCACCCTACCAACGGCAGCAATATGGGATATGCTTCATGTTGCAGTCTCTTTATGGGCCGCGCAAAACTAGCGCAAAACTAGCGCAGAAAATCCAAGTTTTCATTTAGCACAAAGTTGGCATAAAACTAGCACAAAAAAGCCCACCACAAAATCACCACAAATACACAACAAATCGGAGATACCAGGGGCCATAAAAGTGTGAAAAAGTGTGAGTAAAAAAAGAGGGGGATTGTTCATGAATAAGAACTTGATACCCTTTGATGCTATGTCCTCAGAGCGACACCGGGAATTGTCTGCCAGAGGCGGCAGGGCCAGCGGTGAGGCCCGCAGGAATAAAAAGGCACTCAGGGAGCAGCTACAGGCGAAAATGGAGCAGTACGCGCAGGCCGAGGGCTTTATAGACGATATAGGCGAGTTTAATAGATGGAAAAAGCGCAGGGCTAAAGCGAGAGCCAAGAGAGAGCGAACCACGGGGGGAATCATAAAAAAGTAACCTTACATCATGCGGCTTTTATCCGGCAGTTTTATTACATACTGAAATACACCGCAAACCCGCATAACAAAAGTATTTGTAGCGGGCGAATGTTGCAGGGTATTGATATTTTTACCTATTGATTTAGGCAAACGGGAGGCGGGGCTATATGGGCGGCTATAATAGTGGAGGCCGGAACCGGACGCACAGCTACACGAACCAATGCAAGCAGCTTGACAGCTTCTATTTTGGCAAGGGTATTCCGCTCATGGAGGAAAAGGAGATAAAAAGCCTAGATCATACCATAAGCTGGAAAGATGGCGGCTCTATTGCGGTTGTCCTGCATCCCGGCAAGCTGGATGTGGGTTATGCCGCAGGAGCCGAACGAAAGGAAATCCACGATACTTTTTATTTTGATTCCGTCCCGAACAATTACGGCGGCGCGGATCGCTATTACTTTGAGTGTCCCGAATGTGGGCGGCGTTGCCGGTTCCTGTATCTGCACAAGCAGCATTTTAAATGTCGGAAGTGCGCCGACCTAAACTATTCCAGGCAGCGTTTGAACAACACAAATGAGGATATAGCAACCTACAAAATGCGGAAACTTCTGCATGATGGCTTTAAGGTAAAGGGGGCCTTGTCACCAATGGACGCCAGTACATACAGGCCGGATCGCCCAAAGGGTATGCACCAAAAAACATACATGCGGTTACGGATGCAGCTATTACGGGCGCAGCAGGATTATATCAGTTACTTGTGGGCGTTCGTGGGGAGATTATACGCAAGACAATAGAGCGGCTAAAAGTTGCGGAAAGTTGCACATAAAAAAGGGATAAAACTGCCGGAAAATGCCACCAAAAAAAAGATGAAAGCGCCACAACGCACCACAAAAAAAGAACGAGTAGTTTATTTTAGTTGACCCAAAAAAAGATCGGCAGAAATCGCCACCAAAAAAAGGCGTTGCCGCTCTGAAACGAAACAAAAAGCTACACAAAAAAACTATGAGCATTAAATAAGGGCCAATGCGCATACAAGCCCCTAGCAAGCCCTACAAGGCGATTACCCGCTAAACGTGAAATGTCACGACAAAACCAACAGAACGCCGTGCAGGGCAATTCTAGCGGGCAGACAGGCATATAAAGCGGTGCCGTTTAAACCGGCAGCGGCTTTTGCTTTTGGTTGCACATGCGACAGAAAGAGGGCGCTCAAAAAAGTGCGGAGCGGGCCACGCCCGCTGCGGGCAGAAGTGTCCAGGGTGTACCATTTGGTACGGAGTGCGCGAGACGCACAGCGGGGATACCCCGTTTCAGGGTACCCTTGCAATGCTGCGTAGGGTATGGCATTTACATTTTGTTCATCAGGCGTTGTCGTGCCTCTTGGCTGCGCAATTTTGCGCAACGAGATAAACGGATTATCGCACTTATTCAACAGCGAATTTTCGCCGGTGACTTTTGCTCCATATATTTATGGCGCAAATTCCGTGGCCGGATTTTCGACCGCGAGAAAACGAATTATCCGAGGACGGTTTAACCGTCAGCGGCAATCACCTAAAAAGTCAAACGGGCCGCTCGTAATGAGTAGCCCGCTATTTTTTATTTCCTTTAGTCCGGCGTTGCCCTATGTTCATTTACCATTCGCGCAAATGCGCACCTACATTGTCCTTATATATGCCTAATAGAATCTTAACCAGATCAGGTATAGCAAACAAATACATTACAAGGAGAGACGGTAAAACAACGGGGTCTACGAATGAACTGCCGACACACACAAGCCCGATAATTAAGAATATCAGGCCGGATTTGATTTTACCAACATAGAGCCGGTGCAATCCCAAGAAGCCACCAAGCAAGCAAAGAATCAATGCGGTCTTTCGCTTCTTATCACTGGTGATGGTTCCATAGTTTGCCATAGCTGCACCCCCGTTGTCATTTGAAAACAGTATAGCACGGCCCCGGCGGGAATGGCAAGGGTTATTTGTCGGTATCCTCCATCGGCTTGCCCGTGGCCTCCTGTACGGCCTTACTTACTGCCGAGCGTATAAAACCGTTGGTGCTTTGCCCGGTGGTTGTAGCAGCTTCTACAATGCGTTCCTTTGCGCCTTTACGGGCTTTGAATGTGATGTATTGGAAATTCTCTTTGTCGTGCTTGTCGCTGGCCTTGCGTTGAGCATCACTTACTGGTGACATGGTTTGTCCTCCTTTCCATCGGCTGGGAGCCGGTTTATAAAGCTATGCCTTTCCACAATACCATTATAGCATAACCCGCTATAAGTTACAACGTATAAATTGCACAAGATATACGTTACAACCTTGTGTGTTTTGTCAATAGACATTATACGTTATATCGTATATAATATAATCAAGAGGTAAGGGAAAGCGGACGGAGTAGGCAGGAGCCGAAACAAGAACGCAGCATAAGGGCCGGAACGGATAAGGGAGATTGAGATTGCCATAGGCATAGATGCTTAAAGCCCCCGGCCCCTTACCTAAAAACGAAAGGAGCAACCGCCATGATGTTAGAAGAAGCGCAAGCGCGGTTAAAAAAGGAGAAGATCACCACGCAAGATCAGATTTGGGCGATAAATTCCTTATATATCCTGCTTGACCTCCACAAAGACGATTTCTGCAAAATCATTGATGCAGTAGGGCTTGAAACCCTGATAAAGAAGCAAAAGCATTATGACCGCTTAGACCAGGCCGAAAAGGAATTAGCGGCAAAGGAGCGATACCTACAGGCAAAAGCACGGTTGGAAGAACTTGAAGCGGAAAAGGCCAGCCTTGAACAGATCGTAAGCGGATATAAGCAACCCGCCTGACGAAAGCCGAACCGGGCAACGCAGCCCGTAATATACAAATTTGAAAGGAGCATACCACCATGACAGATCGCACATTGAAAGCCAAAGTTTCCAAGCTGCAAGAACTCCAGGCAGAGATTGACTTCCTTACTGGTCAGGCCGAAACCATCAAAGACCATATCAAGGAGGAAATGACCGCCCGCGAGACTGACGAACTCAAAGCCGGTGACGCTGTAATCCGGTGGAAGTACATCCGGCAGAACAAATTCGACAGCAAGGCATTTAAAGCCGCACACGCCAGCCTGTACAGCAAGTACACGCAGGAGCAGGAAACCCGGAGATTTACCCTTGTCAGCGCATAGGAAAAGCCCCATACATCACCGGCCCGGAAAGCAAGGTTGATGTAAGAGGCCCCACAACAGGCAGATTGCCCGCTACCTATAGTATAAGCGGCGGCGGGCTTTCTGTCAAGATTAAGACAGGAGGCTATTTTTTAATGGGAAAAGCGGCAGACCGTACCCGGCACATATTACAGGCTTATGGATATACGCCCCGGACGCTTGCGATTGATCTTGATGTGTCACCCAAAGTGGCGCGGCGCATACTTCAAGGCGAGAATGACCTTTACTTGAGCGACTATTATTTACTCCAAGATTGCATATTAGGCGTTGATCTGAACTTTCTGTTTTGCCAATTCAAGCCCGGTGAAATGAAAGCCGAACGGGAGCGCCGGGAGGCTGAACGGGCCGAAAAGCAGCGCAAGGATGCCGAGCAAAAAGCGAAATGGGAAGCGGAGGCGCAGGAGCGCCGGGAAAGATGGCGCAATATGACACCGCAAGAGAAATGCGCCGATACTGCAAGGGTAATTATTCCTCTGCTTGACGACTGCGAACGGCGCGGATTTACCATTACTGATGTAGCCCGCGAAATTATCAAGCAAGCGGAGGCTAGACGAACGGAGGGCGGGGCGGCATGAATACTTACAAGCCATTAACCGATAAGGACATAACCCGTATGATGAACATGCCCGCCGTATGTGACCAGGCTTGCATTGATGTTTCCCGTGTCTTGTGGGAAAAAATGCCGGACGCTTCTATTTTAACCCGCCTTTGCTTTATTTACAAATGGGGCTACCTACAGGGCAAGCGCGGCGTTGAGAATTGGCATGGACAGTCAATCAAGAAAAGGAGCAAAACAGTATGAAAAAGATACATTTCGCCGCCATACCCTGCCATAAAGAAGCCCAAAAGTGCGGCATGACAGCCAAGCAATACATGAACCACAAGGAGCAGCTACGGGCGGCATTCGCCGCCGCCCTGGGCTTTCCTCCATCAGATGTTCACCTGTTCCGCATAATCTTATTTGCAAGGGGAGGCAGGGCCGCATGAATAAAAGCACATTAAATTCTCTTGTGCCTGCACAAAAACAAAGCGTCGTACCGCAAAATGATCCATTGAGGGAACTCAAGGATTATTTAATTAGCAAAAATTATACCGTGGCACAATGGAAACGAGTGCGGATAGTTTTGTATCTCGCATTCAAGGCGGCGCTCTCGCAAATGGAAAGTGACGGTGATCCGGTATGACACCTGATGAAAAGCGTCAAGCGCTGGTTAGCCTGATTGTTAGCATGAGCGACGAGGATGTAAAACAGCTTTTTGCTACCCTGTTAAAAATGGGAATGGAGCAGGACACAGTACAGTAAAGCAACGAGGGGCCGGGGCTGATAAATAGCCCCTCCTCCCGCTATCAGAAAAGGAGAATGAACCATGAGAAAGAAAATTGAGAACCCTACCCGCGACGCTTTTCTTGCACACCTTGAGAACGTGGAAAGCTACGAGGCCGACAAGGACGCTGTTTTGAAAGCATACCGCCTAGAGCGGCACGAAAGCACCCGCAAGCCTGTGAACCCGTTAGCCGTGGCCGGAGTGTCCGGCGGGGCGGCGGTGGCGTGTACCGCCCTTGTGTTGGGCTACATTAGCGGGCATTTTATCCCGGCGCTAATCGGTGTAGGCGTTGCCGCTTTTATCGGCGTTGTGTGTTTGGCTATGGCGTTATGCAAGTAAAGGGGGCGCTCCTATGAGCGAATTTGACAAACTGCTTATCCCGATTTATGAAGCTATGAAGCGCGAGAAAATCCGTTGTATCTGTATTTTCGCCTGTGTTGTTATCGTGCTGGCCTCTGTGTTGGGAGCAACGATTTATTATTTGCCGCCTCCATCCATTGGCGGGACGCAGGAGCCGGTAACATACACCTACACCACAGAAGCGGGGCAAACCGTCACAACGACAATAAATGGCAGCACCACGACAACGATTGTCACGGATGCAAGCGGGCGGGTTATATCCACCTCCATCACAAGCGGCAGGAGAACAAGAACGGCAGCGCAGAGGGACGAGGCGCGGGAGCGGAGGGCGGCGGCGCGGGCAGAGCGGAGAGCGCAGCGCGAAGCCCGCCGCCTTGAAAGACAGGCCGCAAGGCTGGAACGGCAAGCCGAGAGGTTAAAGCGGCAAGCCGAGCGGAACGGATAAACAGAGGGGCGGTCTTTCGGGGCCGCTCTTTTCTTATATCTTGCAGTAACTTTTTATAGCCTTTTCACGCTCTTGTGAGGTTTTTGTGAGGTTTTAGCGAAAATAAGCCACTAAAAGCAAAAGAATAAACCGCCTAACTTTGCTTTAGTTAAGCGGTTTTTCTTTGGTCTGAGTGGCGGGACTTGAACCCACGGCCTCTACCACCCCAAGGTAGAGGTTTTCTTTTTGCGTCTTATTATGGCTTGCGCCATTCTGTTATTTTATAAGGCTTTTCTTGTATGTCCTTGCTGTATCTTATTATAAAATTTAATAGATTCGTGAGGTTTCTAATTGGATTGTGAGGTTTTTGTGTGGTTTGAATCATCAGCACCTAAAACTTGACCTATCACGTCGGAGGCCATAGCGTCCACCGTCTGGATTGCGTGAGAATATACGGCGTTGGTTGTGTTCTGTGTCGCATGACCCAACCGGGCAGATACCGCCTTGACCGGGACACCCTGCATAATAAGAAGTGTTGCGGATGTATGTCTCAAACTGTGCGGCGTGAAGTGTGGGAGGTTGTGCGCCTCTCTAAATTCCCTTACCCATCCCGTGATACTGCTAGGATGGATTGGGAGGCCGTTTTCCTGCGTGAAAATCTTCCCGCTATCCTGCCACCTATCGCCCATTTTAAGGCGTTCCCCGGCTTGCCAGCCCTTGTATTCGCGGAGCATATTAAACATTTCATCCGGCAGTTTGATTACACGGTTAGATGGTTCGTTTTTCGTGTCTTTTTCAAAAATGCCTTTGCCTGACAGATATTGATTAGCCTTTGTGATATGCACAAGCCGGTTGTCAAAATCCAGATCATCCCACACAAGGCCGCAAGCCTCACCCCTACGCATACCGGAATATAACAACAGCATTATAACGGTTCGCCATTTTAGCGGGGCCGTTGCAAGGGCCTCCACTACCCGCAGGGCTTCTTTATCGTCAAGATAAGGGGCTTCTTTTTTTGCGCCTTTTGGCTTCATTACCCGCAGGGCAGGATTTTCCGGTATAGCTTGCATTTGCACCGCCGCACCCAAAATAGCGGACACCATCCCATAATAGCGTTGAAGCGTTTTATCTGCAAGGGCCTCCTGCTTTTCCGTGACCTTGAACAGTTTGTTTACATCCATATCAAGGGCGGCGGCTATTTTTTTGGCCGTGCTTAACTTTATATTTTTACCCTGACAGGCCGTTGTGATCGTAACGGCAGACACGCCAGCAGTTTCACCCATAGCGGCGCGGGTTATCTTCTTTTCTTTTAGCAATTCGGCAAGGCTACTCGATACCGCGACCGGCTCCGTGTTCTTTACTCCGCATTCAGCCAGATTACTATAAAACGATTGTATATGATTCGGGCGCAGCTTTCCGAGCGGAATATGTCCAATGGCGGCATTGATACGCACCAATAGATCAGAGGCCAGTTTTTGAGTGCCGGGAGAATGCTTGCCGCGATTCATTTCCAGCCATCGATCGGCAAAAGCCGCAAACTTCGTGTTTGTGTCCAGCACTTTTCCACTACGGCATTTTTCCTCAAATAAGACTTTTTGCCGCTCCAATTCCTTTTCAATCTGCTTTGGTGTCATACCTTTAGCGGGTTCCCATGTGTGATACTTTAGGATTTGCTTATTATTGATATCGCGGCCCAGGCTCACCCGGATTTCAAATGAAATAGAACCGTCTTTATGCGTCCTCTTTTTTGACGTTGCCATTGTTTCGCGCCTCCTTTTCAAGTGGTGGCAATTTACTATGCGGCAAGTTGTAAGTTTTTTTCATGTCGCGAAGTGCGTCAGAAATTTCGCCCAATAGAATCCTTTCCATTTGAGAAGTCGAGATAACCGTATCTGATACATTGTGGCTTTTTGATTCGTGCTTGCGTATACCTCCTACAGCATTCATTATATAACTTTTGGAATTTTCATTCATAAGGCAAAAGTAATTTGAAATCATATCTATAATTGAAACTTTACTTAGATCATTTGTGTGGTAGGTGATATTTTCAAGTAAATAATTTACAACATCAATCCTTGAAACCCAGCCAACTTTTCCAGCCTTATCTAATAACCGGTGTAGTTTTAAGGTGCTTATTGCCTCACTACTTAACCCGGTTTTTTCGATTATGGCCTTATCCTCAATATCGGTAGTTGGATCTTCAACTCCACCGATTAAATAATCAGCAGATACCCCAAAGCACTTTGTCATTTTTGCAAGGGTCTTTACATCTGGTACGTTATCACCAGTCTCATACAGCCCTATGGTGGATTTGGTAACGCCTAATAATTTAGCCAATGCTGATTGTGATATATCTAATTTTTGTCTTTGTTCCCGGAGCCTTGACGGGAATACAGCGTTTTTATTATCTTCTGATGAATACTTAATCTTTGCCTTTTCTGCCTCTTTTCTGCTTAACGGAAATATTAACTTTGCCATTTTAAAATCCTCCCTTGGACTGAAATACTTGTTGTGTCTAAAAAATGCAGTCTGAAATATTGACCTACTGAAATTATGGGTGTATACTTATTATGATGACAAGTAAATCATACCACAAGGCCAAACATAATGCAAGGAGGTTTTACAAGAAAATGAGCGCAAATACTGATATTCGCAGAGAAGCGAAAGCCAATGGCGTGCCGCTCTGGAGAATCGCTGAATTTTTAAAAATTAGCGAACCCACAATGTCGCGTCGAATGCGTAAAGAAATGCCGGACGAAGAAAAAAAACAAATGCGTGAGATTATTTCACAGCTTGCCCAGGAGGTATGAACAATGGCCGCAAGGTTAATGAATACCGTGGATGAAACATTTACAAGGGCGCAAGCGGAAAATATCGGCGTATCTAAGAACTTTATACGGCAATCTGTCCGCAATGGGGCATTGCCTTGTGTGCGGGCCGGGACAAAATATCTTATAAATTGGAACGCCTTTATGTCCTATCTGGAAAATCCCGCGCCAGCGGTGCAACCGGAGCCGAGTATTGGCGGTATTCGCCGGGTAGGGGGTTGAAAATGTCAAATTGTAATCTACTTGATTTACTTTCCGAGGGGCGCGAAAATGCGAAAACAGCGCGGGAATTGATGTTGCCTTTAGGTTTCGATAATGTCAGGGAGGTTGCCGCTGAGATCGCACGGCTACGAAAGGCAGGGACGATTATTTGTTCTGTGACCGATTCCGACGTAAAAGGCTATTACCTCCCCTCATGCCGAGACGATATTATACGCTTCGTCCGCAAAACTGAATCCAGAATCCGAGAAACTGAAAAGATGTTGCAGTCCGCCAGAGATTTTCTACAAGGCGAGGTGTAATAAATGGCAGAACGAAGAATGTTTGCAAAATCAGTCATTGAAAGTGACGCATTTTTAGATATGCCAATATCTGCCCGCCTCTTATACTTCGATTTGGGTATGCGTGGGGATGATGATGGTTTTGTGGATAGTCCAAAACGCATTATGCGTATCACCGGAGCATCCGAGGACGATTTGAAATTGCTTATAGCCAAACAATTCCTCATACCGTTTGAAATCGGCGTTGTGGTGGTTCGTCACTGGAAGATGCACAATTACATACGGAATGATCGGTATAAGCCCACGCAATATCAGTTTGAAAAAACCGTATTAACAGAGGACACAAACGGGATTTATTCATTGCGGTTGACGGATGGTATACCAAACGACAACCAAGTGGCTACCGCTTGCCTCCCGGATGGTTGCATAGGGGAGGTTAATAGAGGTAAGGAGAATATAGGAGAGAGGGAGGAAGAACACGCCGCTATCGCGTCGGCCCCTGCCCCCTATGATGAAATTGTAAACCTGTACAATTCTATATGCGGTTCTTTCCCGAAAGTCAAGCGGCTATCCAATGACCGGCGAAAAGCGATAAAGGCGAGATTGAATGATTACGGCTTAGACGATTTCCGGCAACTTTTCACCATAGCGGAATCTACTCCGTTTCTAAAGGGCAAAAACCCCCGGAATTGGGCGGCTACCTTTGATTGGTTGATTTCTGATAAAAATATGGCAAAAGTGCTTGATGGAAATTATGGTGACAATTCCCCCGCTACCAGCAGCGCCCACGGCGCAGACGGAACCACACACCCGGACGGTGGCGTATGGATGAACGGAAAGCAAGTGTTGGGGGTATGATATGGAACCTTTAGAATTTGCGCGGCTATACCTCCAACCATATAAAGAAAAAGGCGCGGAGATCGTACCGCAGTATTGCCCGTTCTGCCACGGCGGGAGCCACCGCGATAAATATTCCTTTGCGCTGAATATCGAAAAAAAGACATATAACTGCAAGCGCGGGAGTTGCGGAGCGCAGGGGCATTTTACGCAGCTATGCCGGGAATTTGGGGTACAGACTATGGAATATACGCCGCCCAAAAAGACTTATAAAAAACCAGAGAAGCAGCCAAAACCGTTGCATGATGCGGCTATGAAATATATGTTTTTGCGGGGGATCAGCCAAGAAACCGCCGAGGTATACCGAATAGGAACAGATGAAAATGGAAATTTAATGTTCCCATACTTTGCCGACACCGGGGAACACGTTTTTAATAAATACCGTTATCCGCGCAAGCTGGAAAAGGGAGATCGTAAGGCGTGGCGCGAAGCTGATACAATGCCGGCATTGTTCGGTATGAATCTTTGCGATACGTCGAAGCCGTTGACAATCTTTGAGGGAGAATTTGACGCATTAGCGGGGCATGAGGCCGGAATACCAAATTGTGTTAGCGTTCCGTCCGGGGCCGAAGATTTCACATGGTTAGATACATGCTGGGAGTTTGTGCAGCGGTTTGAAAACATTTACTTGTTCGGTGACAATGACGCGCCCGGAGTGCAAATGATACGGCGGCTGGCGGCAAAATTGAGCGATAAAAAAATATTTGTCGTGGCGCATAAATGCAAGGACGCGAACGAATTATTATACCGCGAGGGGCCGGAGGTGGTAAGGGCGGCATGGGAGGCCGCAAAGGAAATACCCGTTGCTGGACTTCTCAACCTTGCGGAAGTGGCCCCGCTTGACGTTGAAAATATGGAAAGCGTCAATACGAGTATTTCCCCTCTTAATAAGATGATCGGCGGCTTTTATTATGGTGATGTAACCACATGGACGGGCAAGCGTGGCGAGGGGAAAAGTACCCTGTTATCCCTGCTTATGCTGGATGCAATCGAGGACGGGAAAAAAGTATGCGCTTATTCCGGCGAACTTCGGGCAGATCGTTTTCAGTATTGGACGGATTTACAGGCGGCAGGAAAAGATTCCATACAAGAATATTATGACTACGCCAAAGACAGACAGACGTATTATGTTCCGAAAGATACCCGGAGTAAAATCCATGAATGGTATAACGGCAAATACTGGCTCTATGACAACGCTATATCCCAAACGGACGAAGAAATAACCATATTGAAAGCCTTTGAAATGGCGGCGCGGCGGTATGATTGCCGGGTATTTCTGGTTGATAATCTTATGACCGCCGATTATGGGAAAATGAGTGACAGCGATTTTTACCGACAACAATCAAGATTTGTCGGGCAGCTTGTATCATTTGCAAATAAGCACAACGTCCATGTTCACCTTGTCGCGCACCCGCGAAAAACGAGGGGGCCGCTGGAAAATGACGATATAAGCGGCAGCGGAGATATTACTAACCGAGTAGCAAATGTTATTACCTTGAGCAAGAATACAAAAGCAGAAATAGCCTTTGATTTATCGCTGGAAGTAACAAAGAACCGTTGGGAGGGTAATTGTGGGACTGTTGGACTGAATTACTGCAAGATTAGCCATAGGATATATGTCCCGAATGTTGGCGATATTGTCCGCTATGGCTGGACAGATCAGCCCGACCGCTTCATTGAAGTTGACCCCTCCGGGGATATGCCGTGGTAGAAAGGAGGGTAAACGGATGAACAGGCAAACAGTATCGGCGGTAGAGGGGTTTGTAATGTTTATAGAATCCCTGCGAGAACCGCAGCCGCGCCACGGACGCAAAGAAATAACCGCCTTACTCGATTACACAAAGCGGCAGACAAAGAAGAATTGGCATGTTTATTCTGATTGCAAGCGCCGCCTTGATGACCTGAATATCACATGCAAGCAATATCAAAGGGCGCACAGGTCAATTATTAATATTTTGCGAGTTTGAAAGGAGAACGCATTTGACATTCACGCAATGGCTCAAACGCCACATAAAGGATGATACCCCCGTGGGGGATTTCGCGAGGGACGCGCAGAGGGCAAAGGATTTTCCGCAGAATGGGACAATGGGAACCTATTCAGCATACCTCACCAATCGCGGAGCCTGTCGGGAGGCACGGGCCGCATTCCGTGAAGCGTGGCCTCAGTATGAAAAAGAAAAAGCACCCGCCGGCAATGCCCGTCAGTGAGTGCCGCAGGGAACGCGCCCCGCCTATCCAATGTCAGTATACCACAATGGGGCCGCTCCTGCAATCCAAACAATACAGGAGGGTTATTCCATGACAACAGATGATGTTATTCAGATCGAAAGAAGCCCGGATTTTACCACCATAGCGCACGAAGTAAGCGCCCACATGAGCGCGTTGCCGTTAACTAATGAGCAGAACAACCGGCTTGTGGAACTCGTCATAAAGCAAATAAACGAGGCCGAAACCACCGCCTTTAGACAGGGGTTTGATATGGGCGTGGAGCTGGGCCGGTACTTTGCCGAGAACCCGGAGGACGCGCCGCCGGTTGTGGGGTTGCTGCAATGAGCGATTACATACTTGCAATAGACCCCGGCAATGTCCAAAGTGCCTATACTCTGCTTGATGCTGAATCCCTAAAACCTATCACGGCGCAGATCGTCCCCAACGACAAGTTGCTACAGATCGTAACGGGCAACCCGGACAAAGATACCACAAATTTTGTAATCGAAATGGTTGCATCTTACGGTATGGCGGTAGGCGAAACAGTTTTTGAGACGGTATTCTGGATAGGCCGGTTTTACGCCGCCGCCGAACAGTACCGCGCCCGCTATCGTATCAAACGCATGGACGTTAAAATGCACTTGTGCCATAGCAGCAGGGCCAAAGATGCGAATGTTCGACAATCCCTAATTGATCGTTTCGGTGAAGTTGGCACGAAGAAAGCGCCGGGGTGGTTCTATGGATTCCGGGCCGATATGTGGGCCGCTTATGCCGTGGGCGTGACCTATGCGGATAGCGTGTGCATACCGGCGGCGCGGCCTCCTTAACCATTGATAGATTTATCAATCGTAAACGGAAAGGAGAAAGCCCATGACTGATAAAATATTTAAGCACAAGGATTTTTCAGCCTATATTGATCCCTGTAATGGCCCTACCCGAAAGCGCATTAACCGGCTTTTGAGTAAATCAATGCAAAAACTACGCCGAACGCAAAGCGAAAAAACAGATGAAGAAAGATATAAAAAATCCGCTATTATCACTTGTGACTTCTTCGACAATCTGTTTGGCAAAGGTTCCGCTTACAAGATTTTAGGCGATTCCCCTGCTTCAGATGATTTTTCAAATGCTATATATGCTTTCGTTGACTATATTAATTCATTCAATAAAAGAGGTGGATAATTTATGAGCGCGGAAAACGATATTGACCGGAAGCGCCAAAAAATAAAATGTCCTCATTGCGGACAGGAGCAATATACCAATACTTTCACACCGGCCTCTGTCTGCCTGGGATTGTGGGCGAAGTGCAAAAACCCCCATTGCCGCAAGGAATATGAAATAAAGGTTTTCCAGGGTGAGCAATACGGAAAGGGGGGAATCTGATGTTTATACCGCAATTTGTTCTTGGTGTCATTGTGGGGATCGTGGGCGTATGCGTAGTCGCAGTTATCTATAGCCAGTATAAGAAATAAAAACTTTTGTGCCTGTGTGCCATTCAGAGAAAAATAATCTATTGTGCCGTGTGCCATAAACCGAAAGTTGGTGAATTATGGCAGAAGGTCGCGTAGAAATTTCAACTGAATTGGACAACACAGGCATAAAAAAAGGCATTTCTAATCTTCCTAAAGTTTTCAATCAGTTTAAATCCGCAGTAAGAGATATTGCGGGCGCGTTGGACACTTCCTTTGGCCCCAAACAGCAAAAGCAGATTGACACATTAACACAGCGGCTTGCCCGACAGCAAGAAGCGGCCCAAAAAGCGGCCCGCGCCGTTGACGATATCCGGCGGCAATATGAAGCAGTAGCGGGCATGGAAACCACTCCTGCATCACTCCGCAAGATGGAAACCGAACTTGCCAGAGTGCAAAAGGAAATCCAGAAAGCCGAAAAAGAATATGAAAATCTGGAATCGCAATTACTTAAAGTGCAAGAAAGAGCGGCATTTGAAACAATGGCCTCCGGTGTAGCTTCACCCAAAAATGCTACGGAAATGGAGCGGCTTACTCGCGAATTGGACGCTGCCGGACAAAAGCTGGGCGGGATGGACGATAGGGCGCAGCAGTTACAATCATCCATTGAAAGAATCAGGCTTAGTCCAGAGGGATCACAAGAAGCGCAAAACCTAGCAAGCAAGCTTCAAGGCGCGGAAGAAAAAGCAGCACGGCTTGCAAATGAGGCAGATTTTACCGCAAGTCGGCTGGAGGGATTAAAGGACGGGCCGGAGCAAGGAGAAACCGCATTTCAAAAAATGCGCAACGCTGTATCACAAGTCGGCGGCGCTGTAGGTTCTATAGTAAGCAAAGGTGTATCAGCTTTTGCAAGGCTCGCAAATGTAGTATCACAGGTTGGAACCGGCATTTCCTCTATTGCCCAAAAAGGCGTTTCCGGCATGGGTAAACTATTTGGATCAATCAAAAAGGTTATAACCGGATTAAAAAATACCACCAAGCACACAAACAAGGCCGGTGGCGCTCTTGAAAAATTCGGTAAGCGAATATTAAAACTTGCAATAGCCGCCTTTGTGTTTAATCAAATCCGCAAGGCGTTGCGGCAATTAGTGGATTATTTAGGTAGCGCCATGAGAACTAACGAGCAATATGTGGCCTCCCTAGCGGCTATCAAGGGCAACC